TAGCGCGTTACATCGACGGCGTGAACTTCCCCGGTGGTGTCAACCCACTGGGTACACCGGACCCAACGGCTGAGTTTCCGCGTGAGATTTACTACATCGACCGCAAAGCAACGGAGAATCGTGATGTTATCGAGTTCGAGCTTGCCGCTGCATTTGACTTGTCTAATGTACGCGCGCCAAAGAGGCAGTGCATCAGTAACATCTGCCAATGGGTGTATAAGTCAGCGGAGTGTGGTTATACCGGCGCACTGCCGACATGCAGCAAAACCCTAGATGACTGTAAGGTGCACTTTGGCGCTACAGCAGAACTGCCGTATGGCTCATTCCCCGGCATCGGAACATACCTGATATGAAGTGGCAAGCTGCTGCATTAGCGCACGCACAAGCTGAAGATCCGCGTGAAGCGTGCGGGTTGCTTGTCGTGGTCAAAGGTCGGCAGCGGTACTGGCCGTGTCGTAACCTCGCGGCTGACCGCGATCAGTTCATCCTCGATCCAAATGACTACGCTGCGGCCGAGGATACCGGCGAGATCATCGCAGTCGTTCATAGCCATCCGCATACCACGCCAACACCAAGCCAGGCGGACCTGATCGGCATCGAGGCCACCGGCCTACCGTGGTGGATCATCAACCCACGTACCGGCCAGTGGGGGCCTGTCACCAGGCCATCTGGCTACCATGCACCGCTGATCGGTCGTGAGTGGGTGTGGGGCGTTACCGACTGCTGGGCGTTGGTGCGTGACTGGTACGCCGAACACGGCATCACGGTACGCGACTGGCAGCGACCCATCGCGGCGGATGACTTTGAGCATGAACCGATGTTTGATAGCTGCTGGCGTGATACTGGGTTTCGTGAGCTAGAACCAGAAGAAGACCTGCAGCCCGGTGATGCGCTGCTGATGGCGATCAGCAATAGCAAGCTAAACCATATCGGTGTTTACGTTGGTGATCAGCTGCTATTGCATCACCTACGCGGCCGGCTGAGCAGTCGTGATTTGTACGGTGGCTGGCTGCAGAAATGCACCGGCCGCCGCGTCAGGCTCTACGATGCAGACAGGCTGCAGCTAACGCGATGCTGAGCAAGATCAAGCTGTACGGCAAACTGGCAAAGTTCATCGGCCATCGTGTGCTCGAAGCGGACATTGCATCTGCCGCTGAAGCTGTGCGGTTTCTGGTGGTGAACTTCCCAGGGCTTGAGCAGCACATGGCTGAGCAGCACTACCGCGTCAGCGTCGGCAGCTACGACCTAAGCGAGGATGAGCTGCATCACCCCAGTGGGCAGCAGCAGATCAGCATTGTGCCCGTGATCGCTGGTGCTGGCGCTGCAGCGCGGATCATTGCAGGCGTTGCATTGATAGGACTATCATTTGGCCTTGCAACAATTGCTGCCGGTGCAGCGTTAGCTGGTAACTTAAGTGGTTTTGCCTTGCAGGCAGCTGCTGGCATTGCACAAGCTGGACTGTATGTCGGTGCAGCGCTTGCCTTGACTGGCGTCGCACAACTCCTGTCACCCGTACCAACCTTGCCAACTGGGCAGGATACGCAATCTGACCCGCGTAAGTCATACAGCTTCTCCGGCATCCAACAGGTATCAAGGCAGGGTGTGCCGTTACCGATCGCCTACGGTGAAACCATGGTGGGCAGCGTTGTCGTTTCCCAGGGTGTTGATACCGTACAGGTGAGCGGTTGATCATGACGACACTACGCGGTGCAGGTGGTGGCGGCGGCGGCAAAGGCGGCGGCCGGCAGGAATATAAACCAACCGAAACAGCCGATAACCTTGATTCGCGCCAATACGCTACAGTCCTTGACCTAATCAGTGAAGGCGAAATCGAGGGCTTGGTAAATGGTGCGCAGTCAATCTTTCTTGACAACACGCCACTACAAAATCCAGACGGCAGCTACAACTTCCAGAACACTACCGTTATCACCCGTAACGGCACGCAGCTGCAGTCCTATATCCCACTGGAAGTTGGCGCACAGAATGAGGTGCCCGTAGGCGTTGCGGTAACTAATGCAACGCCAATCGTTCGCACCATCACGGACACCACCGTCAATGCTGCCCGTGTAACACTTAGCATCCCACGCCTTGAAGCAATCACCGATAAGGGTGACCTGCTCGGTGCACAAGTGCGGATGCAGGTACAGGTGCAATACTACGGCGGCAGCTACAACACCGTCATCGATGACTGGATTTCAGGCCGCACATCCGATCTATATCAGCGTGATTACATCGTCGGTCTGTCGGGTGCGTTTCCGGTCAATATCAAGGTCATCCGCGTTACAGCTGATGTGACAACCGGCGCCAAGATCGTTACTGATACGGTCAACTGGGCGAGCTATACCGAGATCACGTACAGCAAACTGCGGTATCCAAACAGCGCATTGGTTTGGATGCGCGTTGATGCAGAGCAGTTTTCACGTATCCCGCAACGCAGCTACCGCATTCGTGGTATCAAGGTCGCAATACCAAGCAATGCAACCGTCGATAGCGTCACCGGTCGCTTGATCTACGCCGGCATCTGGAACGGTGTATTTGGTGCTGCGCAGTGGACTACAGATCCTGCATGGATTCTATGGGATCTGCTTACATCAACGCGCTACGGGTTTGGTGATCACATCCAAGCCGCAGACCTCGATAAGTGGGCATTCTATGCCGCTAGCCAATACAGCTCAGCGCTTGTATCAAATGGCAGCGGTGGCCTTGAGCCGCGCTTCAGCTGTAATGTCAACATCCAAACAGCAGAAGATGCGTACAAGCTGATCAATGATATGTGTTCAGTGTTCCGCGCAATGCCATACTGGGGTGCAGGCGCACTGGTCACATCACAAGATGCACCCGCTGATCCGCTCTATGCCTTCACGCCAGCCAACGTAAAGGATGGCAATTTCAGCTACAGCGGCACTAGCATCAAGAACCGCCCGACTGTTGTTGTCGTCAGCTACCTAGACCTTGATGCGCGTGATGTCATGCGCGAGGTTGTTGAAGATGCAGACCTCATCGCTAAATATGGTGTTGTTCAAACTGAGATCAGTGCATTTGCCTGCACATCACGCTCGCAGGCGCGGCGTATGGGGCGCTGGATGCTATACACCGAATGGAACGAAACTGAGGTATGCACATTCACGACCAGCATTGATGCTGGCGTGGTGGTACGCCCCGGACAGATCATCAGCATTGCCGATCCGGTCAAGGCTGGCGCACGGCGCGGTGGACGCATCAGTTCTGCTACCACAGCAGCCATCACCATCGACGATGCCACCGGTATCAGCTTTGTTGCAGGTGCAACGCTTACCGTCATCCTGCCAACCGGCATCAGCCAGTCGCGGGCTGTTACCAGCATCGTAGGCCGCGTTATCAACGTATCACCGGCATATAGTGCAGCGCCGAACGCCAATAGCGTATGGATGTACGAAACACCCGACATCCAAGCAGCGCTCTACCGCGTACTGGCGATCGAGGAGCAAGACGGGATTGAATATAACGTCAGCGCACTGGCGCATAACCCTGGTAAATACGCCTACGTTGAAGATGGCGCAACGCTACCGACACGGGACATCAGCAACCTAAACGTTGTACCTGATGCACCAACCAACCTAACCGCACGTGAACTGCTCTATGAAGGTACAGGTGGTGTCAAGTCAAAGATCATCCTAAGCTGGCAAACCGTCAAAGGCGCCAATCAGTACCGCGTGCGCTGGCGTGCTGAAAGCGGTAACTGGATCACTGACACCCGCTCTCGCGTTGACTACGAGATCCTTGATAATATCGTCGGCACGTATGAAATCGAGGTTTACAGCCTCAATGCAGCGCTGAGGCCATCCACCAACCCAGCACGGCTTACATTCCAGGCATACGGCAAGACGGCACCGCCTACAGCCGTTAGCAACCTATCACTGGTGGCGGTTGATAGTGCTAGCGCCATCCTGAGCTGGGATCGAGCCACTGACCTTGACGTACTGGTCGGCGGTAAGGTACTGATCCGCCACAGCCAAGCGCTGATCGGTGCTGAATGGGATGCCAGCCAGGAGATCGTGGCGGCAGCTGCTGGCTCGCAAACGCAGAAGCTAGTACCGCTGCTGGAAGGCACCTACCTAGCGAAGTTTGAGGATGACACCGGCAACCGCTCGACAACGCCGACGCTGGTACTGGCGGACCTTCCAACACCACAGCCGCGACTGATGGTGCAAACCTACGCCGAAGATACCGAGGTGCCACCATTCAGCGGTAATTACAGCGATATGGCATACCAGTCCGAGCTAGGCGGTTTGACGCTGGTTAGCGGCACACTCGTTGATGCAATGGCTACTGATGGCGACTGGGATGCACTACCATCAATCGACGGTATCGGTGGTGTCGTCAGCAGCGGTGCTTATGAGTTCGGCAGCAGCTACGACATGGGCGCCGTATTCGATGTGAACCTACAGCGCCGCTTGGCGGCATTCCCGTACCTGCCCAATGGCCTGTGGGATGATCGGCTTGGCTTGATTGATGACTGGCCGGCGATTGATGAAACCAACCTCGATCAGACCGACGCACGGGTTTATGTACGCTCTACCGCTGATGATCCAGCTGGTACGCCAACGTGGGGTGAATGGCGGGAGTTCGCTAATGCAATCGTGCGTGGCCGTGGCTTTCAGT